GTGCAGATTCTTTTAGACTTAACACATCCAACTCAATTACCGGTTTCCAAGATATTAAGAAAGGTATCACTCTTGTAAACACTAATGGAACTACGGGTGTAACAAGTACCGATCATTATTTTTGGGGTACTGCTGCTAATGCAGTTAAGTTGGGAGGTTTTTCTGCATCGGATTTTGTTAGATCCGGAGCAGCAACGTTTTCTACGGGATTATCAGTAGCTGATTCGGGATTGACAATTGGCGATCAGAATGATCTTAGAATATGGGTTGAAGATGGTAACAATGTTTTATTAGAAAATCAACTAGGCGATAATATTACCTTTAGAATTAAAACATCTACTAACACCGATGTTTTGAGAATTTCTTCTACAGGAGTATTTCCTCCTACAGATTCAACATTTAATTTAGGAACTTCTGGTAGTGCTTGGTTACAAGTAACTGCTAATACCTTCAATGGTTCATTAGTAGGAAATGTAACAGGAAATACCACAGGTGTACACAAAGGAAACGTACTAGCTAGCGATAATTCAGTAGCTTATAATGCAACAACAAAAGTTTATACCGGTAGTTTTACCGGAAATCTAACAGGAAACGTTACAGGTAGTGTTACAGGTACAGCGTCTTCGGCATCTACATTGGGTGGTATTTCTGCTTCAGAGTCCGTTTCTAATAGTACGATTCCAATTAGAACATCTTCGGGTAACATTCTAGCTAATCAATTTGTAGGAACATCTGATAAGACCGACAGATTAAAAATTAATGATGCTGCCTCCGATACAGATCCAAATTATCGTTCAGCCAAAACTACGGCTACAGCCAGTACTATAGCTGCTAGAGACTCGTCCGGAGATATATATGCTGTTAAGTTCAGAGGAACTGCAACAGCAGCAGAATATGGCGATTTAGCAGAAAAATATCTACCAGATCAAGATTATGAAGTGGGAACAGTTGTATCTGTAGGCGGCGAAAAAGAAATTACAGCATCAAAATTTGGAGACAGAGCGATAGGTGTTGTTTCAGAGTTTCCTGCATATCTTATGAATAACAATTTATCTGGTGGTGTAGCAGTAGCACTTAAAGGAAGAGTTCCTGTTAAAGTTGTTGGAGCAGTTAAAAAAGGCGATCGATTGATTGCAGTTGATAATGGAACTGCACAAAAAGCTGCATTTCACTCTCATGCCGATGTGTTTGCTATAGCTTTAGAAACCAATGATGAAGTACAGCAAAAACTTGTTGAATGTATCGTAATATAAGGAAGAATAAAAATGGCATCAGTCGGATCACAAATATCAGCAGCGGACTATAACGCTATTAGAAATAAAATCATAGCTGTTATGGGACCAGGTACAACAAATCCTACCACCGGAGTGACTGATTATACATTTGGCTATGGACAACAATTAATGAGTTCGGCTGTGTCAGAAGGACAAACGATTACTAGAGCACAGTTTGAAAATTTAAAAAATGACATATTAAATGCTAGACTACACCAAGATGGAACAACTCCTACTATTACCACAGTTAACGTTGGCGATGTTGTAAGATATGGAGCCACTCATCCAATAACACAATACGATACATTAACTTCTACAGCTATTACTAATAAATTTAATCTAGGAACAGGGTACTTTAGTACAGTAGCAGTTAAAGATAACGTAGGTACAGATCTTGTTATGCCTATTACGAGAACTACTAGCTGGAGCTCTAGTGTTTCTTGTAACGTTACAGCTACTTTTGCTAGTGCAAATGCAATGCGTTACTTCTTCAATAGCGGCGGCCGAATCAATTTTAATAGTAGCAGAACAGGCGGTGCTTCAACTTCTCAAAACAACATATGGTCTTCGACTTTAACCTCGGCAGGTACACAGGGGCTAGGTTCAATTAGTAGCGGAAACCAAGGTGTTAATTTTTACAATCTCACAACGACTGATCAAATTTGGTATTCGATTACATCTTCGGCTCCTTATGCTTCGAATACGTGGAGATTACGAGCTAGATTAGGAAGTGGGGCAGTGGGTACTTCTACGTTTACGGCAACATCTATTATTTTTACAATTACTTGGACCGACGGATATACAGATCCTGATACAAATGCTGGAAACCCGGCACTAACCAATCCACCAGCTGACGTGGTAGATGGAACATTGAATTTAACAGTTACCCAAACTTATGCCGGTAGCACATCTGGAATTAATTTATTACCTGTAGTAACACCTCCTGCAGTTCAGCCAGTATGGACAATTACATTGCCTACATATAGTAATACTGCAATCTCTGGTTCATAATCTCATATCCCTAATTTAAGTAGCACTAAATAATATGCTACTTTAATTAAGGGGATATAAATGGATGAACGTCTTCGAAAAGCCTTAGATTTTTCCAATTTTAGGCATACTTTTTCAATTCAAAGAAAAATTTTAAAAGAAAAAAACGAAGCCCGCCTGACCTACGGCCATGCCGGTGGTATATTTAAAATTGATATGTCGCTGATCACTTTTGTTGATATGCTTATTAACAATGGTCGGAAAAACGATGTACCTTTATTAGACTCGAATGACAATCCTATTTTAATTAATGATTTAGAAGAATTTAAAAACGAAATATTAGATAGATATTTTACTTCTACTTTAGAGTATTATAAAGAATACGAAAAAGTAAAAAAGACAAGGTCATTAGAAAAACTGTTAGAACTATGAAAAAAGGAGTAATAGTTTTTGCACATAATAGCCCTTTTATAGATTATGGATTGTTAGCAATTATATCTGGGGGGTTAGCTAAGAAAAATCTCGGAGTACCAGTGTCCTTAGTAACAGACACTGGCACATTGGCGTGGTTGAACTCTTCTGGGATGGAAAAAAAGTTAAGCGATGTTTTTGAAAATATTATAGAAGTCGAATATCCGTATACAGAAAATAAAAGAAAATTGCACGATGGATTTTATCATCAAACGGTTCCTTTTATAAATTCCAATAGATGTGATGCTTATTCATTATCGCCGTATGATAATACTTTATTAATAGACAGTGATTTTTTAATTTTCACTGATAGATTGAACGAGTATTGGAATGTTGAATCTAATGTTATGATCGGAAGTTATATTAATGATATTTTAGATGATCGTCCGGGATATTTAGATAAGAGAATTTCGGAATCGAGTATTCCCTTATTATGGGCAACTACAGTGATGTTTAAAAAAAATAAAGAAAGCGAATTTTTCTTTAAACTAGTAGAATTTATAAAAGTAAATTACGTTTATTTTGCTGATCTTTTTAGATTCAACCCATTACAATTTAGAAATGATATTGCATTCAGTATAGCTAAACATATACTCAGTGGATACGAAGTTGAAAATATTTATAATCTTCCCTGTTTAACGTCTACCCTTGATAAAGATGTTATATTAGAAATTGATAAAAATGGTAAGATGATAATTTTAATGAATCCTAATGATGACGGAAATTACAAGGCTGCGAAAATTATAAACACTGATATTCATGTGATGAACAAGCAAAGTATTATTAGAAATAAAGATGTCCTAATGGAATTAATATGAAATTTGGTTATTTAATATTCGCCTCTAACGAAAATATAGATTATCTTAGAATGGCCTATTGCTTGGCTATGAGTATTAAAAATACTCAGAAAGAAGGATACGACCAAGTAGCATTAGTTATAGATGATAAGTCAAAAGTTGATACTCTTAGTTCTCCTTGGGTCTTTGATAATATCATTGAATGGAATCAAAAGAAGGGTTGGGACGGAAGATCTTGGATGGACGAATTAACTCCTTTTGATTATACAGTATGTTTAGATGCCGATATGCTGTTCATGAGAGATTACAGTCATTGGATAGATTATTTTGTTGATAACAACACAGAACTCTTTATAACAAATAAGAGTTATACTTTTAGAAATGACATTGTCACAGACAATTTTTATAGAAAAACTTTCGAAAAGAACGACCTTCCGAATTTGTACAGCTTTTACACTTTTTTTAAGAAAGATTCTCAATTATCAAAAGAATTCTTTTCTTTAGGAAGATTCATTATTGAGAATCCTGTTGAATTTTCAAATCTATTTTTAAGTAAACACGTACCAAAAGTTTTAGGAACTGATGAAGCGTTTGCCTTGAGTGCAAAAATATTAGATATTTCAGATGATATTAGTTACGATTTAAGTTTTCCTTGTGTAACACATTTAAAACCTAGAATACAAGATTGGTCGTTCTCGTCTGATAAAGTTACAGATCATGTAGGGTTTTATTTAAACGATCAAGGAAATTTAAAAATTGGTAATTTCCAACAAACAAACATAATTCATTATGTTGAAAAAGATTTAATCACTAACGAGTACGTGAGTTTATTAGAGGATATTTTATGGTCGAAGAAACAATAATCGAAGATTATTTTGATTTAAAAATTGATATACCTGTAATAAAATACTATGTTCGATTTGACAGAGATTCCGGAAGAGTCACAGAAGTTTTTCCTAGTCATAATAATATAGAAGAAAAAAGTTGTCTAGCAGTTGATTCTGATTTAGCTGTTGATCTGTTGACCGGAATTAAACCACTAACATCGGTTAGAGTAGATATTAGTCAACCGCCATTTAAAATTGTAGAACACTCAAATCAAGATTTTGTTTTAAGTAAAATTGATAATGTTCTACATAGAGTGATTGAAAAAAAATGGTCGAAAATATCTAGACCAGATGTTCAAATAATTTATAATAGAAAAGAAGAAGAGCTTATTTTTAAAATAAATCCCTCTATAAAAGAAATGTCGTGGCCGGGTGAAAAAGAAATGATATTTTTGATTACAGGATATAATGATCCTAATAATTTAAAAGAGATGATCAAGTTTTCTATAGATGAATTATCGGCCTATCCTCAGAAATTTAAACTTAAATTGCGAAGTAAATTTAGTATTTTTACCAGACGATTATTTTCTAATTACACTTTGGAAATTAAATGAAAGTTATTGAATTTGATGTAGTTTTTCTTAGCTACGATGAACCCAATGCAGATTTGCATTATGCAGACTTATGCAATAAAGTGCCCTGGGCTAAAAGAGTTCACGGAGTTAAAGGCAGCGATCACGCACATAAAGCAGCAGCCGAAAAATCAGAAACCGAATGGTTCGTTACTGTTGATGCAGACAATATTGTAGATACTAGATTTTTTAATATTGATCTTGATATGAAAGATCCTAAGATACAAGTCTACGGCTGGTGCGGCCGCAACGTGATTAATGGACTTCGTTACGGTAACGGCGGATTAAAAATTTGGAAGAAAGATTTTGTTCTCAATATGCGCACACATGAAAACAGTGACAGTGATCGAGGACAGGTTGATTTTTGTTGGGAAGACGGATATAAAAATTTTCCTTTGAGTTTTAGTGATAGTATCATAACAGGTAGTCCTTTTCAGGCCTGGAGAGCTGGTTTCCGAGAAGGAGTTAAAATGACCCTTCTAGACGGTGTAAAAGTTCCTCCGCAGGAAATACAAGAGAGAATATGGTGGCATAATATTCATAGGCTTCGTATGTGGTCAACAGTTGGCGCCCATGAAGATAATGGTTTGTTTGCTGTTATGGGATCTAGACTAGGAACCTGGATGACTAATTGTACTGATTGGAATTATGTAGATGTTCGAGATTTTGAAATTTTACGTAATATTTACAACGAAAACGTAAAACGTTATGAAACAGATTTTAACGGATTGATAGAAGCTACAAAGGATCTTGGAGATAAGATTAAAGTGCAATTAGGTTTGCATTGGCCTTATTTAGATCCCGATCAAAGCAAATATACATTAGATTTATATAATGAAACTATGAATCTAAATGACACTTATTTTAGAATGCCTGTCCCTGCAAATGTATGATATTTTTTACGTTTCTCGAGACGAAGGTTTTGAGGATAATTGGAAAAAAATTAAATCCAAATATCCTATTGCGCAACGACTGTCTAACATTGAGACTTATGATAGCATTCGATCTCGAGCATTTACAAAAATGTTCTGGGTCATATGGGACGATTTAGAAATCGGCAATGCTGTTGATTTATTAGAATATAAAGCTACCAAATGGGACGACAAATATGTTCACGTTTTTAAAAATGGAGAACATCATGATGGCATCTGTTTATTTCCTAAATCAGAGAATATTTCTCAAAGAGAATTTGATTATAGATTTTTCAACAATAAAAAAGAAATAGACATTGTCGCCAGTCTTCCTAGAAGATATAAAATTTATAGTCCGTCTACATTCGAAGAGTATCAAACAATTCGAGACGATATTTTTTGGTTAAAATGGCCAGAAATCGAAGTCATTAATGACAGTGTGTTAGATTTATATTTTAGTCATCACAATGTCTATGATCGAAAAGAAAATCATATTTTTAAAAACTCTTGTAATAATACTCTTTCTTATATTAACGGACTGATTCTGTGTAGCAAATACAAACCTTTATCTAAGAGAGAGTTCAATTTAAGATATGCAGTAGATAAAAAAGAATATGATATCGTAGCTACAAAAAGTTCAGACTATGATATTGTGTTTATAAGTTACGATGAGCCAAATGCCGAAGAGAATTATAAAAAGTTAATAAAAAAATTCCCTAATGTTAAACGGATTCATGGAGTAAAAGGAATCCATCAAGCACATATCAAAGCTGCTGAATCGGCTACAACTTTTATGTTTTGGGTTGTTGACGGCGATGCAGTCATAGAGGAAGATTTTAATTTTGACTTTAGAGTTTCTAGATGGGAAAAAGACATAGTTCACGTTTGGCGTAGTAAAAATCCTATCAATGATTTAGTCTATGGATATGGTGGAGTAAAATTACTGCCTCGAGATCTTACAAAAAATATGGATGTAACGAAACCAGATATGACTACATCAATTAGCAGTCAATTTAAAGCTATGGAAGCTATTTCTAATATCACTGCTTTTAATACCGATCCGTTTAATACATGGAAATCTGCTTTTAGAGAATGTGTAAAATTAGCAAGTCGAACTATCGATAGACAATTCGAAGAAGAAACTGCAAATCGTTTAGAAACATGGTGTACTGAAGGAAAAGATAAAAAGTTTGGTGAGTATGCTATAAAGGGAGCATTAGAAGGAAAAAAGTTTGGTGAAGAGCACAAAAATAATCCTTTGATGCTTGCAAAAATTAACGACTTTGATTGGCTCAGGCAGCAGTATGGAATATAATAGAAATATTAAAGGCAATGAATTAAGGAAGATTGATGGAAAATATCAATCAAGGTATCTTCTTGATGCAGAATATGTACATCAAGAATTGAACAAAATTAGTAATAGTTTTTGTTTAGCCAAATGGTTTAATGTTAGTATACATATTCCCACAGGACGCACTCACAGTTGTTATCATCCTAGAAGTCACGCTATTCCTCTTGAAGAGATTAAAATTGATGTAAGTGCATTACATAATACAAAATATAAAAAAGGCCAACGACAATTAATGTTAAGTGGCACTAGACCTAAAGAATGCGAATTTTGTTGGCAAATAGAGGACAGCGGCTCTCAACTCAGTGATCGAGCATATAGAAGTAAAGATGTTTGGGAACCCGGCCTCGTCGACGAAGCATTAATCGTCGGCACAGAAGGAAATGCAAATCCTAGATATGTTGAGGTAAATTTTAATCAGGCCTGTAATTTTAAATGTAGTTATTGCAGTGCTCATTTAAGTACTGCATGGTTTGACGAAGTTAAAAAGCACGGCCCTTATAAATTATCTGATAGAATCCATAACGATATAAGATGGATTGAAAATGAAATGCCCATCAATAATGGTCCTGATAATCCTTACCTTTTGGCTTTTTGGGAGTGGTTACCTAAAATTTATCCTACTCTACAAACATTTCGAATGACCGGCGGCGAGCCTTTGATGGATAAAAATACTTTTAGAATGTTTGATTACGTAAAAAATAATCCTAAAAAAGATTTACATCTAAGTATTACCAGTAACTGTTGCCCTCCGGGTAACCAGTGGTCGAAATTTATGAGTAGTCTTAAAGAAATTACTGATGCCGATGCCATTGATCATTTTATGTTATTCTGTAGTTTAGACAGTTGGGGAAAACAGGCCGAATACATACGTAATGGAATGAATTTTGATCTACTTTATAAAAATGTATGCGATTATTTACAAAATGCAGATAAGCACAGTCTTACATTTATAATTACTTTTAATGCTTTGAGCTATACAGGTTTTTATAATTATATTGAAAATATTTTAAGTTTAAGAAAACAATACAACACTAATCGTCAATTAGTGTGGTTCGATGTCCCCCAACTTATAGATCCTGATTTTTTAAATCCTAAATTGATTCCTGAATTGGTTACAGAGTTAGAACGTACAATAGAGTTTATGAAAAATAATCCGGAAACTAGATGGAATGAATTTAAAGGATTCAGTGATTTTGAAATCAGCAAAGTCCAAAGATTAATTGACTGGATAAAGTCGGATACAGGATTTAATAAAAATTTAGCAATGGAAAATTTTTATATGTTCTTTAGTCAACACGATGAACGTAGAAATACAGATTTTTTAGAAACATTTCCAGAATTAGAAAAATTTTATAACGAATGCAAAGGAATTAACAGTGTCTAATAGTTATATGGATAGGGTTAGAAAAACCAGAGATACACTAAATTCAGTGGGACCGGGATTCTGTTTAATGAAATGGAGGAACGAAACTCTATATCTTCATATGGGAGACAATCATAGTTGTTATCATCCTAGACCTAGAAAGATTCCTCTCGAAGAGATTAAAATTGATGTAAGTGCGTTACATAACACTCAATGGAAAAAAGAACAGCGCAAAACTATGCTTGAAGGCGGCAGGCCTGAAGAATGTTATTACTGCTGGAACATAGAAGATTTGCCAGGAGAACATTACAGTGATCGAATGTTTCACAGTGCTAGTAGATGGCTAGATGCACAAAAAGAAACAGAGTATATTAAGTCTATTCCGTGGGATACTAATGTTAATCCTATGTTTTTAGAAGTTAGTTTTGGTAACGGTTGCAATTTTAAATGCGGGTACTGTTGTCCTCAAGCTAGCAGTTTATGGATCGACGAGATTAAAAAACACGGAAATTATGATATAAGTTACAATCAATACGGAATTGAATTTCTAGATCAAATGAAAGTCTATTCTGATGACGAACCCAACCCGTATGTCAATGCTTTCTGGGAATGGTGGCCAAATCTTAAAAATGATTTAAGAGTATTTCGAATCACTGGAGGAGAACCTCTAATGAATTCTAATACCTGGAAATTGTTAGATATGATAGATAAGGATCCTTGTCCAGACTTAGAACTTAATATGAACAGCAATCTCGGAGTCAGCAACGAAAAGATTAAAAGAATGAGTGAAACTATGAATAATTTGCTGACTACAAATAAAGTCAAATCGTTCTTTTTATATACTTCAATTGACGCCTGGGGTTCGCAAGCAGAATATATGCGTCGGGGTTTAGATGTCGAACTTTGGGAAAAGAATTTAGAAACATATTTGAATACTAATCCTAATTTTCAAGTATCTTTTATGATTACATATAATGTTTTATCTGTAGCATATTTTCGTCCTCTATTAGAAAAAATATTAGAATTAAGGAAAAAATTTAATAAAGGACAAAATAGAATACATTTTGACACACCATATCTGAAAGAACCTCCACACTGGATGATAAACATTTTACCAAAAGAGTTTGGAAAGTTCATTGACGACGATTTAAAATTCATAAGAGAACACATACCCGATGTGCATAATTTTAATAAGTTCAGCGAACACGAATATGAAAAATTAAAAAGGGTAAGAGATTATTTTTACGAAGGCGGTCAAAAAATCACAGAAGAGTTAATCAAAAATGGTCGAATTGATTTTTATAAATTCTTCACAGAATACGATAAGAGAAGTAATTTAAATTTCAACAACACATTCCCGGAGTACATAGAATTTTTAAATAACTGTAAGCAATTGTATGAATTATCAAGATAAGCCCTATTTTTGCATCTTACCCTGGATGCATTTATATATTAATCCAAAAGGTAAATTATTACCTTGCTGTGTTGCGAATGACAAAAAACCTTTTCCAATGGTTACTGATGGTTCGTTCGAAGAAATTTATAATTCGGAATCGATGAATAAACTGAGACAGAATATGTTAAATGATATACCGTCATCAGTATGCGAGTATTGTTATAAATTAGAAAAGTACGGAAGCCATTCTCATAGAAAACACAGTAATTATAGATATTTTGAACCACGATTGAAAGATGTAGTTGACAACACCAAAGAAGACGGATCGCTATCAGAAATAAATGTTTTGTATTTTGATATACGATTTAGCAATGTCTGCAATTATAAATGTAGAATGTGCGGTCCTTTATACAGCACCAAGTGGTACGAGGATGCCGATTTACTAGGCTGGAGAATTAAACCAACTGACAATTTTGTAAGTATTGATAATATTAAAAATTTTTGTCAGGTTAATTTTCAGTATTTAAAATCAATAAAATATATCTATTTTGCTGGCGGTGAGCCATTAGTTCAACAACAGCATTATGAATTTCTAGAATGGTGCATTGAAAATCAAATCGATGCTGAAATTTATTATCAAAGCAATGGCAGTGTTGTTAAGTATGGAAAGTACGAAATTTTTGATCTGTGGAAAAAATTTAAAAAGGTTACCTTTAGCGTATCAATCGACGGTCTAGGTTATATGGGAGAATACATTAGATCTGGATTTAAAACAGATACAGTCGATAATAATCTTACCAAGATATGTCAGTTTATGGGTAACAATAAAGAAATAACTGTAAATTGTACATTCATGGCCTATAACGCTTTTTTTGCTACTGAATTTTTCGATGAAATGTCGACCAAAGATTGGGTATTAATTTCTAACGTATATACGCAATTATTGATAGGTCCCGAATACTTACAACCTAAAGTATTGCCTAAAGAAATAAAGGAAGCAGCAATAGAAAAAATTAAAACTTCTAAATGGTTTAGTTTATATCCTAAAAAGTTTGAACAATTAATATCTAATCTGCAAGAAGATTCAACTGATATGCTATGGAAACAATTTGTAGAATACACTAAAAAATCAGATGATCGTAGAGATCAAAGTATCTTAAATTTTTTTCCTGAATTAAAAAAATATTATGACTAAATGTGTAAATGCTTTATATGGTCTACGAATTAACAATGACGGTAGTTGCAGTCATTGTTGTATGCAGAAAGGTCATTTTAAGAAACAAGGAAAAAAATTTAATGTCCGAACAGACTCTTTTCAAGACATAGTTAATAGCGAAGATTCTAAAAAAATCAGAGATGATTTAAAAAACGGAATTAAAAATCCAGCTTGTCAATATTGTTGGAAAGAAGAAGCGGCCGGAAAAATCAGTAAAAGGTTACGTGATAATAAAACATATAATCATTTGTTAGAAACTGACCAAGACGGACCTCGGCTATTCGATATTAGTATGGGTACTACCTGCAATATTAAATGTAGAACTTGCGGTCCGTTTAACAGTAGCTTTTGGAATGACGAATGGAAAGCTGCAGGATATTTTAAAGGATCTGATGAGAAATATAAAACTTTTATACTAGAACATAATCATTCATTTGATGACGACAGTTTATTTTGGAAAGAGTTTCAAAACAATTTACACAATGTAGATCACATTGATTTTTATGGCGGTGAACCATTCTTAGTTAAGAAACAATGGGAAATAATGGAATTTGCCATTGATAAAGGATTTGCAAAAAATATCACAGTTCATTACAACACGAACGGAACTTTATGGGACGATAAAAAATTTGAAGTCCTCAACAAATTTAAAAAAGTGTATATTGATTTTAGTATAGATGGAATCGATAATCAATTGACATACATTAGATATCCTGCAGATTGGAACACGGTTTTACAAAACTTTTTAAAAGTTTTAGAAATTTCTAAAAAAGACGATAGATTTCATTGTTCGATTTGTTGTACAGTGAGCACTTTAAATGTTTTCTATATTGACGAGATTATGAAATTTTTTGACAATTACACAAAAAATTTATATCTCAACTTAGTCCATGGTCCAACTCATTTGTGCATTGTAAATATTCCCACTGACATCAAAAAGATTATCACTGAAAAGATTTTACAATCAGTGAATCCTTCTCTTTCTGGATATTATTTTGTAAATAGCGTATTAGAATTTATGAACAATTCTGATTGCGATATAAAATATTGGAACGAATTTTTAAGAACAACGGCGTGGCACGATGAATATAGAAAACAAAATTTTAAAGAAACTTTCAACGAATTTTATAAGATTGTTAAGGAAAACGGATATGACATATCAATGGAAAAATAATAGAGTGTCTTTGATGCATCTAGAGCTTACAAATTATTGTAATGCCGCTTGCCCCTTTTGTCCTAGATTTGTCGATTCAACAGATATAGTAAGACCCGATCTAAAATTAGATCAGATAACTTTAGAAAAGTTTATGAAATATTTTCCTGTCGATGTTTTGCGAGATTTAAAGAGAATATTATTTTGCGGAACACACGGAGATCCGATGATGGCTAAAGATCTAATAGAGATTGTAAAATACATAAGATCTTCTAGTCCAGAAACAATGTTAATATTTCATTCCAATGGCGGATTGAGAAAACCAGAATTTTGGGAAGAATTAGGTAATTTACTGAAAAATAATGGTAGAGTTACTTTCAGCATAGACGGTCTTGAAGATACGAATCATTTGTACAGAAGGAATGTCAAGTGGTCAGTGTTAATGGAAAACGTCAAGGCATACACTGCAACAGGCGCTCAAGCATATTGGGATTACTTAACCTTTAAGCACAACGAGCATCAAATTGAAGAAGCAAGAAATTTAGCTAAATCACTAAACTTTAAAAATTTTTTAGTGAAGAGAGCTTTAGGTTTCGAAGATAGTAAAGGCGGTTATAAAGACAGAGGAGTATATGATAAAAATGGAGACTTAGTTTATACTTTGCAACCACCTACAGATGAGTCATTGATAAACACTAACGAATTCAAACCAATTCAAAAAAATATACCACAAAAAATAGATATAGGATATCTTGAAGAAATTAAAAAAACTAAAATCCATCCTGGTGTAAAAGACAAATTAGAAAAATTTTCTCATGAGGAAATACCGGACTGGAGTAATTATGTTTTAGAATACAATGATCACGAAATAAATTGCAAAAGTAATTGTTCTAATTTATTAGAAAAACAAACAGAAATATACGTTAGCTGTCATGGAGTTGTGTTTCCGTGTTGTTATGTAGGTACAAGAGTAGATAGTACGATCGACTTGTATGAGGACACTCAACTAAGATACGCAATCAATCAAGAAGGTAAAGATCTATTTGATCTAAACAAACGATCATTGAAAGAAATTATAAACGGTGGACATCTTGACAATGTCTATACAGAAAGCTGGAAAAAGAAAACAGTACAAGAAGGAAAATTAGCCTATTGTGCAATGACCTGCGGCCAGAAAAGTCAGATAGATAAGATTTTTGTGAAATAAAAAATGCAAAAAATAAAAAAAGATTCATTTGACCGTATTTTATTTTATGGATGTAGTTGGACAGAAGGTCAAGAAATCATTGACCATGAAGTGTTTGATATGACATTTGAAAAATGTAATGAATGGAAAAAACAGTTTAAATCAATAGTCGAATGGAATAACTCTTATCATGGAAAACATATTGTTAAAGACATAGTCAAACAGAATATTGATTTATATCATCGAGCGGCCTGGGGAGGACAGTTATCAGAAAAGCTTCAAAAAAAATTTGAAAACAGATCAAAGGGCGGGACAGGTATAGACGAACATTTGTTTAATATTTCTAGAGATTATCATTCTGGAAAAATTGCATCAACTGATTTAGTAATTTTAGGATTAACTAAACCCGACAGAACTTTTGTATTTGATAATACTGGTAATATAAAAACAAGATTATTTTTAGAATGGCATTGGCCTACCAACGATATTCGAAACTGGTGTGTGAATAATATTTTTAACGACCAATATATGATATGGAACTATACTAAGACATTATCGGCATTAGATAGTTTGCCTATTAATTTAAAATTGCAGCCGGTTAGGAACGGAATAAATCCTAAACAGAATGCATATTCTATTGATCAAATAAGTTTTTATGTAAATGATGTGTGGAAAAAATTAGAAGATAAATTTTTATTAGAAGATTGTTATCTAGATAAAACAAAGGAAATGTCACACTGCGGATTCGGACATCTTCCTAGAGAATCTCATGATGACTTAGCAAATAAGATTTTTGAAAATTGTTTTTATGATTAATTTATTATATCCTGATTCAAGATTTGATTATAGTGTGTTCAATGAAAAAGAAATTACCTTCTCACGCAGCGATAGATCTAATGAATGGACATTAGAATGGTTATTAGATACCTGCGGAATACAATATTCAAAATCAACAACTCCGAGTTTAATTGATGATAGTTATTATCTGTTTAACTTAAATTCACCTACATCCTATACCGACCTTAATAAATTACCTTCGGAAATTTGGAATAATATCAAGGACAACGACAAAGTTTTTTTATTGTTATATCAAGCACCCGAACCTAACACATATTTTTATTATCGTCGACCTTGGTTAAATCTAATTGAATTTTTAAAAAGTAAAAATATATTACCTCATAAAGTTCATTATATTTCCGGTGACATACGTGTTAACGAAAATCACGAAAATAAAAAAATAGATTTTTTATCTGATATCAATATGATCGGATTAGGGATTTTTGAATTAATTCATAAAAGTCGCCATTTGCGTTTTAGTGGAGAAAATTTTTTAGAAAGTTTTGAACTTTATAAAAAAAATAATAATAAGAAAAAATTTTTAAATCTTAATAACGTAATGAGACCTAATAAACAGTCTTTATTTTTTTATCTATGTAAGAACAATCTCGTTGAAGATGCATTGGTAAGTAATTTATGGGAAGATTCAAGAGATACTATATTATCTAAAAAAGAATTTGATGAACTTTATAATTATGACAGTAGCGAATACGAAAGCTTTCAACGAACTGTGATAAAAAGACAGGAAATTTATGGCGACAACTATAAGAGTAATCAAGCATCACCTATAAATTTTTATACTGACACACATTATAGTTTAGTCAGTGAAACTCATGCCGGGTCGAATATTTTATGTGTGTCAGAAAAAACTTATAAACCGATACTAATGGGACATCCATTTTTAATTTTTGGAAATACATTTACTCTAAATTATCTTAAAAAATTAGGTTATGAAACTTTTGATAATAAATTTAATGAAGAATACGATTCTTGTGAAAACATCAAAGACAAGTTACGTATAATTATAGAAAATGCTTCTAGAAATTTTGTAATTGATTCGCTGACCTTAGAAAAATGCGATCACAATCAAAAATTATTTTTAAAACAAACAACAATTAAAATTATTCGAGAGCAATTAGAAAGTTTTTTATGAAATTTATTAGTTTGGTTCAGCCTAATTTTAGACAAGGTCCGATAGAAGTAAATGCTTACTATCTTCCTTATACTGTAGGTGTTATCTGGGCCTATGCAAATAAATTTAATGAAATAAAAAATAATTATCAAATTAACGAAATTATTTTTAAAAGAGATCCTGTTGAGAAGGTAGCAGAACTTCTTAAAAATGATTTTATTGTTGCATTTAGCGTTTATGTGTGGAACAAGAATTATAGTTTTGAATTAGCAAAACTATTAAAAAAAATAAATCCTAATATTATTTTAATTTTTGGCGGTCCTGAGATTCCAATAGAGGACAAGAACATATTCGTAAATTATCCGTTTATGGATTATGTTATAAAAAACGAAGGAGAAAAATCATTCAAGGCGTTATTAGAAAAAATAATAGAATTAGAAGACAAAGTTTCGATCCCAGGGCTGCTTATTAACGATAATGGACAATTAATTGATACAGGTGTACCGTTAAGAATAGATGATTTAAATGAAATTCCTAGCCCGTATATAGAAGGAGTCTTTGATAAGATTATAGCAGACAATCCTACAGTAGAATGGAATGCCACATTAGAAACTAATAGGGGGTGTCCTTATGCCTGTACTTTTTGCGACTGGGGATCTTTGACTTATAGTAAAGTTAAAAAGTTTGAACTTGAAAGAGTTTTTCAAGAACTTGAATGGATCGGAAAGAACAAGTGTGGTTTTGTAACTGTAACAGATGCTAACTTCGGAATTTTTGTAGAAAGAGATAATCAAATAGCAGATAAGTTATTAGAAGTACAAGATACATATGGATACCCTTACACATTTAGTGTGACCTGGGCTAAAAATCAAAAAGATGAAGTGATTAATATAGTAAAAAAATTAATCTCGTCAGAAAAATTTAATCAAGGGTTAACTGTCAGTGTACAGAGTATGAATCTTGATGTGTTGGAAAACATTAAAAGAAAAAATTTAGAACAGCACAGAATTAAAGAAATATTAAGATTATGTGAATTAAAAACAGTTCCTACATATACTGAATTAATTCTCGGCCTGCCCGGCGAAACTTTAAGTTCTTGGAAAGAAAATTTTTGGCAGCTATTTGATTCGGGAGCACACACAGGTATCAATATTTTTCAGGCTCAACTTTTTGTCAATGCTGAAATGAATTTATTACAAAAAAAATTATATGAATTAAAGTCTCAGACAGTGTACGACTATATGTCGGGTAGTTACGAAGAAGACATAATAAAAGAAGGCGTTGACGTTGTAGTTTCTACTAAACATATGTCTTTTTTAGAAATGTTAGACGCACAAATATTTTCGTGGTTCCTGAATACATTTCATATTAACGGATATACTAATTTTATTAGTCGTATACTGTATAAATCAAAGAATATTTCCTACAAAGATTTTTATGACAATTTTCTTATTTTTTTACAAAATAAAGAATGGTTCTCACAGGAACAAGAAATTATAAAATTTTATTATAACAAATGGATGACAGAAGGAAAAATAGATCATCCTAAAATCGGTGGTATAGAAATACACGGATGGAATTTAATTCATAGAACTATCTTAAAAGTTAATACAGAACAGCTATATGATCAGATATTTTCTGATATTGCCGAATATTTACAGCAGTTAGATATTGATGATGATATGATAGAAGACTTAATCGAGTTCCAAAAATCATATATCGTTACGTTTGATAAGATAAATCAATATCCTTTTACTAAACAATTTCGGTTGAACGTATTAGACTATCTAAATAACGATACTGAATTATTTAAGAATACAGATTATAGGTTTGATTTTCCTGAGAACAGGCAAATGACTAAGAAAACGTTTTTAGAAAATATCTACTACAGAAGAAGAAGAAATTTTGGAAAAGCATTAGTTGAACAGTTGTAATTGAAATTCGGTTGAAGATTCGCTCAACATCTTTCTTAAATTAATTTTTACATCTTCGTCTAGTTTAGCTATAGGAATATATCCTATAGAGCCCTGATAGTTATGTAGATCGAGCCAGTTTTTAAAATTCTCAGACTGCCAAAAATTTCTTATATCGCCGTTGAGGTCAAATAAGAAACTAGGATAAGTCACCCAAGCATTGTTCACATCCCATGAATCAGCAGTGTCTTCATTAAAATATGCTGTCATAAAATCTTTTCCGGTTATATGCTTAACTGCAAAAATATCAGCATCTTGAGATACTAAATCTAAATATTTTCTACAATCAATTAAATTAGTTTTGTCCTGAGGTATCGAATAAATTTCGTATGCGTGTATTTTATTTGGAAAATAGTTTTTTAAAGTAGGGTTTGTTACTTCAGATTCTATTATATGACAACTATCATTTATCTGATTAATCAACTGTAGAATTTTTTCAGATGCTGTAATTTTTTGATCGAATACAATCTTTTTTTCTAATGCTGTTGTAAAAACTCTATGTAATTTATTCAAATAAAAATTAGTCTGATCAAATTCTTTTGGAGGATAAATTTCATCTTTTATGTTGACTAGGTTTAATAATTGATAATATGATTCGATTATTTTGTTCCAGTGTAGTTTTATTAGATCAAGATTTGGATTATTTGGATAATGAGGCCAAGCTGCCGGACGGCCCTGCCAGTTTTTTACAGTATGAAATTTTTCTGCAAATTCTTCAATAAATTTATTTTTCAAAGTCGGAAACCTAACTTTCAGATCGCGTAATTTAATTTCTATTTCCATGATAAGTAGTGTGTATGATCAACAGTAATCAATCTGCAATAGTAGTTATGGATATCGCAAACCCAAAATATTCTCACGACTATTATTCCGAATTTGAGATCAATAATAAATTTATTGAGTATTTAAATGAAAGATTAATTGGATTAAAGGAATCTGGGTTTAAGATTATATTGTCAAATTTTATTGCAGACAGACACGAGTTGTTGTCGCTGGTACCCGATGCCGAGATCGTTGATCTAAATGAATTGATAAAGTATCTCACTGATAATGATATTAAGAATGTTGTATATGCAGGGTTTCATTATCCAGTATGCACACATCACGGTAGATCAACAAGCAGTCAATTTCTTAAAAAAGCCCTACCTCATCTAACAGTTTATGTTTGCCCATTTTTAAGTAGACCTCCTACATATTTAATTGGAAAAATAACACCTTTAGATAATCTTACAGAAATTAAACAAATTATGTTATAAGGATAGAAATGAAGATTGGATTTATTGGAATAGGCAAATTAGGTTTGCCCTGTGCCGAAGAGATAGCAAAAAAAGGTCACGATGTAATTGGCTATGACTTAATAAAGGTTGAAAGCCAGCATATAAAGATTGCTTTATCGATTCAGGACTGTGTCAAAGACCGAGATATAGTTTTTATCGCTGTACCGACTCCCCACGATAGTAACTATGACGGTCGAGCACCAACTGCTCATTTAGAACCAAAAGATTTTCAATATGATATAGTAAAGGATGTACTCCGCGAAGCAAATTATCATATGAACAATAATCAATTACTAGTACTGATAAGCACAGTGTTGCCCGGAACTGTTAGAAAAAATCTTATTTCGTACGTTACTAATACAAGATTTATTTACAACCCTTATCTAATTGCGATGGGAAGTGTCGCCTGGGATATGGTAAATCCTGAAATGGTCATGATAGGAACAGAGGACGGCAAAGAAACTGGAGATGCCAAGCAACTAGTAGATTTTTATAAAACTATAATGGAAAATAATCCTAGATATGTAATTGGTACTTGGGATGAGTGTGAGTGTATAAAGGTTTTTTATAACACTTTTATTTCTGCTAAAATAGGTCTTGTTAATATGATACAAGATGTTGCTATGAAGCAAGGTAATATTGATGTAGATGTTGTTACAGATGCACTAGCTAAAAGCAACATGAGAATTATGGGACCTCAATACATGAAAGCCGGTATGGGAGACGGTGGTTCTTGTCATCCTAGAGATAATATTGCCTTAAGATATCTAGCGACAAATTTAAATCTTGGGTATGACTTATTTGATTCTATAATGAATGCTAGAGAAGTACAATCTAAAAACTTAGCAACTTTTTTAGTCGAGTTGGCAAAAGAACACTCCTTAGAAATTTTTATTCACGGTAAATCTTATAAACCTAATGTTCCGTACTGTGACGGAAGTTATAGTCTATTAATAGGACATTACTGTGAAGAGTTAGGTTATAAACCTACTTACATTGATCCTCTAACCGGTGATAATATAAAGGGCTGTTATGGAGTTGTTCTGCTGGCACATAATAAGAGAGTGACTTATAACAAAGAAGATCAAAATTTGTATTGTAAAATAGAAAAAGGGTCAATTGTTGTTGACCCTTGGCGCTCATTCACCCATCCTGATTTACAAGTTATTCACTACGGTAATACTAGAAAAATTTCTTAGTTTCTTTTTCAACATCTTTTTTCAGTTTTTCAACATCGATTTTAAAATCAATTTTAGAAATTTCTTCTTGATATTCTTGAAAGGTATCTACTAGTTTATCTGCGACCAATTGACTATGCGATTCAGACAACTGCTCTTTAATATCGATTTCCCAGATTCTTCCGTTCTTGAATTCTAATCTTATGACTTCAAGATAGGCCACAGGCATCGTATTCATATATAAATCTTCGAATACCTCTGGCCATTCTTTTACAAGATGACTAGGTGGTTTAAACAGTCTCTTCGGCATCTACAGTCTTAGTTGTTTTCTTTTTAGGCGGATCTAATTCGTCTGCCTGTTTCCTAAGACGAGCCGCCTCTTTATACATAGCATCGGCTTGACTACGATAGGATCTAGCAATATCAGCATCTGTTAAAACTTGATTGTCAGCTGCTTGAGCTTTTTGAGTAGTTTCCTTGACCGGAGTTTCTTTATTGATTTTTCTAGAATCAACTAATCCCGGGTCATTTGGACCACCTTTAACAAATGTGCAAAGCTCGTCTATAGTGCAATTTTTCTGTTCAGATATTAGTACATTTAGTTGAGCTAAACTGATCTCGCTGTTTGGCGTAGGTGTCATAACAACGTTATCCGTTGCAACCTTTTTAAGACGTCCATCGGCCTGCAATCCTCGTAACATAGGACGTCCGTCCGGAAACGGTCTGACAAATAACATTTCTCCGAATTCAAATGCATCTTGAGATTGATCACCATCGACTAAATCAATAAGTGCATTATGATAAGAATCTGGCAGCGTAGCTGTTTCTACTACCAATGCCATATTTGATTCTCCGGGTAATGTTCTAAAAACAACTAGGCATTTATTGCCTGTGTTTTTAATTTTACCAACGTGTTTTGTGGTTTTCATTTTTAATCCTTTTTAGTAACTGAATCTAAAAATGTTGATAGTTTGTTATAGATTTTACCAACCGGTTCCATCTCAGCTGCCTTAAAGGCACCTCTCGATGAAGCAACGTCGATAATACTTTTCAAAGCAGCAAGATCATTTAGATTTAGATCTGTAACCTGCTGTCCGTTAGCCTGCTGCTGTGCAGTTTCAGGGGCCGGTTGTTGTTCTTTAATTTCTTCGGTCATTGGTTTCTCCTTATAAATGGGCATCCGAGCATAAAAAATGTTAATTCTTTGTGATCTTCGAACCCAACAAACACACTTATATTCAACTTACCATTTTCGTCAATCTGTGGTAATTTTGAAATTGAATATCGATTCTTACATTTTACATCTATCCAATCTTTGATTTCGTTGATTTGAAAATCAATTTTGGATAATCTCATTTTAGCAAAATGAGGAGGGATAAATTTTAAAAATCTTTGATTCAAAACGTCTAATGGGTTTAGATCTAACATCGTGAAATATTTATAATATCTAATTATTGTGGAGTTAATTCTTGGTTGAATCGTTTGGCAAGAGCTTTTGAACTGCCCATCTTTTTAACATCGCCTGAAAACAGGTATAGTTCAAATGCTGCTTTTTCTGTTAGAACTTTGATAAATTTTTTTTCTAAATAAAAAGGAGATTCTATAAATTGATCTAACCAAATTAGGACTTGGGGTCCTATGATTAAATCTTTAGGAAAGTCGATTTTGTAGGTTTTTATTTTAGCTTGATTTTCTATAAAATCGATACAGTTTTCTGTGATTCTTAATCCGCCGCTGTTCTTTTCTCGATTGTTCTGCCACCATATCGATCTAAATTTTTTTACGGTCGAATCGTCGTATGATTCACCGCCTGCTTTTAAAAATACCTGTGTATAGGTATCCTTTCGATCCATATTATTTCAGTTCTTCGCCGTCGGTAAGTTTATAAACTGAAAAGTCTGCGGTTTTAAAAATTCTATTCAACTTCTTTGCTAAATTGTATGCATGACCGGGATTTGAAAAACTTACCTTTTTATACTTCGGTCCAGGATAACTAGAAACGAGACTGCCACTTTTCAGATTAAAAGGTTTGCCTTTGTAGAATACCGCCCAGATAGCTTCACTATCTAGAATTTGTTCTACCTTAAAATTTTCTTTGTTTGCATACTCGAGTATTACTCGAGGTTTTGGTCTACTCATTTTTCTATACGTGTCCTAATAATTAAGCACGTATATATTTATATCTTTTAGAAAGACCCGCCGTCAAATTTTACGTCTATCTTAGTAGTAGATTCGCGTACTTCAGACAAAATTTGATGTATTTCTTGAATAGTTTTACCCAATTTAGCTGTTATTAGTGCAAGTTCGTTAGTTAATTCTCTAGCTTCTTGTATGGTTATTCTAATTTCTTTTTGATTAGACTTTTCTGCTGAATTTACCCGTTGTAGTAATTTTTCAACAGACGCTAAATTGGCTGGAATATTATTTAGAGACATTTGATAATACCTGTTTCATTTCAATTTCTGTTTTAAAAGGTCCTTGGTATTCGTATCTTTGAAGAGTGATTAATTTAGGACAAAAACTTTTTACCCATCCCTTGTCGAATCGAATAACATAGTAACCGGCACAGTATAAACTTTTTGAATCTTCACTTTTTGTAAACAAAGGAAGTTTTCTTTTTATATCAAACATAGCATTGTGGGGTGTAGTACTACAGCTATAACCATGAATTTCGTTAGGCTGAGCGCATCGAGATTCTTGAACAATTTTAGCAACAAAAAAATCTTTACCAAATTGATCAGTTAAACTTTTTTTATTATCGTAAATTTTAATACCTAATTGATTACTCATAACAAATCTGTTATCTTCATCTTTTCTCAAAGTGGCAACTTTTTCTCCATCTTTTTCTATTATCCAAAACTTATTATCGATAATTGGCTTTGCGTGTAAGTCTGTCATTGGTTCCTCCCAACAAGTGTCTGTTCGAGATTCACAACTCAAATCAAACGGACAAGCTGTGATCTTCTTTAATATTGTATCTAGCATTTAATGGCTCCGCATAACTTTGTGCCTGTTCAGAAATTTTCTTAAGGTCATAGAGACCGCAAAATTTCATTAACTTCACACCAACCTGGTTAATATTTTTATTGGAATTAGTAGCTTCTGCAATCGTGGTTGCAATAATTTCTTTAATGTCATCGGGTTGATAGCTAAGATCGATCAACCTGCGATTGCGTTCATAATCTTCTAAGACTCGATGTTCTTTACCTTCGTGATCGGTCCATCTCTGTAGCATGAGATTATTCCACGCATATCCTTTGGTGCCACGATCCTCGAACGCTTCAGTAAGACCCACTTTTTTGCTTGTGCCTTTAGTACGCACACCTGGATATGCCGAGAAGACATTATCACTGGTATCACCACGCATACATTTTTCAAAGAGTAGCCATTCTGGATTTGGAGCGGCTTTCGCTTCTTTAGTTTTCTTGTCAATGACGGGCTTGCCTTTGTCATCAAAGATTCCTTCGTGTGTGATAACGTGTTCCATTACTCCGTTATACTGTTTAACATTGGAGGCGATCAGTTGTACGAAGTCTGTGTCAGTACTGATGATCACATGGTTATCATTCGGATGGCTCTGTATCCAACCTGCGATTAGATCGTCCGCTTCTAGCTGAGAATTTTGTAGAACTGTACAGTTGGTCTTTTCTGTTACAAATTCTTTAAATGTATCAAATGCTTCCCAAAATACACGTTCTTCTTCTTGTTCTCTTTCGTTATGAGCAGCACGAGCATCTGCACGATTACGCTTATAGGGAGCATAATAATCTTTGCGCCACGATCTGCCTTCTAAACAGAAGATAACATGACTTCCGTTAAACTGTTGCCACGCTTTTCGTATTGAATTTAAGGTAATATGAAAAGCCATACCTAACTTGATATCAGCATCGCCGTTGATTACGTGGCGAGCACGAAAAAATGTATTTGCTGTATCAACTAAAATATAGGTCATTGATTTTTCTTCTTTACTGATTGTATGTCTATAACACCTGTATTAACAGGGCCACCAAAATCACCATCGACAACTACGTTGGCGCAAAGTTCACGGAACCAACGATCGACAATTTCCTCGTCCTTGTCACCGTCTGCACCATAACCGTCTTGCTTTAATTGTAGCACAAAGAACTCATTCCAGTCAAGCTCAAAAAAACCGTTACGAATGTTATCTTTGTTTACGTGAGTATTAATGACTCCGACCCAAGGTTCTTTCTTTCGAGTAGCACGATCTTTTGGCGATAATTTGGCTAACTCTTCTTGTTCTTGAGCAAGTTTGGCAGATTCTTCTGCTTGTTGTTTTCTAATTTCTGCTTCTTCTAGAGCTTTTTGTGCCTGCACTAAACTCTCTTGGATCTTATCAATACCTAATAGTTTTTTGATCAGTTTCATTAAGTTCCCCACTCATTTTTAAACAAAGGCACCTGCAAGCGATCTGAATAGCGTAGACCATTTTTCATTGCCAGTTCCGCTACACGGCGATTATTTAATGTATAAACACTTTCTACTCCACCCACTGGCATCAAATATACAGGACCAGTAAAGCCTTCTGCACGATAAATGTCTACAGTTTCTAAGGCTTCTTCGGCGTCGTCTTCTGTGGCTACTACAAATTTTAGATAGGCGTAGCCTACTTCTTGATATTCGCATACAACATCAGGTCGAATAGCTACAGATCTTTCTTCGCCGCTGCAACTTAATTTCGCACTAACAGAAAACGTTAATCTAGTGTAACCTCTTTTTTCAATACCCCAATCTAATAGATATTTTTTAAATTCGGGTGTAAGATTTTGAGTACCATTAGTTTCAAAAGTAATTTCTTTTAAACCTTCCATCTTAGGATGATTTAAAAGTTCCGGATAGATATTTTGCCATTTTAACAAAGGCTCCCCTCCAGTAATAACTAAATGTTCATCTTCCCATTTACCGTATGGTAGAATCTTCATTATGTTTTCTGCGATCTCGTCCGGGCTATAAAAAGGACTCAGATGTTTAAAAGCTGGATGCCACGAAGCATAGCTATCACAGCCTGTTGATACTAGAGGTAACTCTTCATAAGTTTTATACAGATGTACATTGTTAGCAATAGGATCAACTTCAGTAGTTGATTCTCCTTTAGGCATGCCAAACCCGGCACACTTAAAATTGCAACCAAATGTTCTCATAAACACTGAAGGAACGCCCATAAAACGTCCTTCTCCCTGTATGCTGTAAAACAGCTCTGCTAATTTAATTTTTTCCATATTTTATTATACACTCTTTTTTCGTAGTTGCCAAGAGCCATCACCTAGATCGAGCCATTCTAGAGTATCACCTTCTTTCCAATCTGCTTCTTTTAACAGGTCGGGAGGAAATGTTAAAATACTATCTCCGGTTTCGGGATCTTCTTCAACTGTCAATGTCCAACTTTTCAACGTTAACTCCTGATTTGGTTAAAAAATTTATTCCAGTATCGTCTCTGTAATTTTCTTTAAAATATACATTTTTAATACCGGATTGATATATCAATTTAGCACAATCTAAACACGGACTATGTGTAACAAATAAATCTGCGTTAAGTCCTGATTCGTTACTGCGAGCTAATTTTGCGATAGCGTTTGACTCTGCGTGTAGTACTTCTGATTTTGTTTTTAAGCCATATCTGTATTCTTCTTCCGCATCCTCGTTCCATTCAGTATACGGATACATAGCTTCAAACTCTTCTGGACTTACCCAGCCACCTGCGCCGGAATCATATACTTTGTCTTCGCAGTTGTTATCCCAACCAGCCGGCATACCGTTGTAGCCGATAGAGATAATTCTATCATCCTTGACTACAATAGCACCAACGTGTAAGCGACGAGCATGACTAAGTGCTGAGAAGATTTCTGCCGTTCTCATAAAGGCGCTTTTCAGTTTCTGTTTCATTTTTTCTTCGATTTCTACATTCTTCTTTTACCCTAGGTGGGATATCTGGATGCCATTCTGCCATACCACAATCATATATCTTATATTCTGGTATTTCTACATTAGAGAGAAGAATCACCCATAATACACTAGCCACTATAAAACCAATGATGTACTTTCTCATTGAGCGTTTTTCAAAGAATCAGATATTGAAATGTTTATCCAACACTTCAAGTTTATCCATATATTCGGCAATGATAGCCATTTCTTTTTCAATAGCACTCATTAAATCAGTATGATCGTGAATGGCCATAGGGTTACCTAACATAATATCTACATTCATTTTATGTTTTAAAACGTGTGCTGAAAAATGCGCTCTTAGCGCATCAAGAATTTCTTTTCTCATTTCCATTTCCTATAATTGCCCCGTTCTGGTATGACGTGTCTCACGCCTCCAGTAGGGTCTTCCATATCACCACTACGTCTCGGAATGAGATGTACGTGGGGCCAACCTACGGTTTGTCCTGCTGACTTTCCGTAATTAAAACCGATGTTAAAACCGTCACACTGTCCTTCTTCAACCATACGTATACCGTCACGCACAGCATCTTCAAATGCATCCATTAGTACAGATACTGTGTTATATTTAGGTACAAATAACAGATGCCCTTCTGTAACCGGATATTTGTCTGCAAATACTTTTACGTGATAGTCCTCGTCTACAAGATTATCCCAAGGTGCTTGACTATCCTCTATAGACTCAGCTTGATCATTCATTATTTTTTCATTCATTTTGCCCACCAATCTTCCCAAGGGAAATCAACCCAAACATCGTTTTCTGCTTTGTTGATTTCTTTTCCAACAAAATCCATTTTAACTTCGCACTTACTAGCTAGATTATCAACTAATACTGCAAATTTTACATTATTGTTCCAAACGTGTTCCCAGTCAGGATCGTTAGGCAAACAGCCACTCGGCCAATCATTAATTATCCAATTAAAAGTAGCACCGGTGTCGTTGATGTCGTCAACAATAAGAATATTCTTAAAGTTTTCACCTTGTTCTAAAAGTGAACCAGCTGCATCTAATACAGCCCCTATATCGTTTTCGTCGGTTACGAATATTTCTTTTTTAGGATAACCTAAAGCATCTTCGGCCATCCATAAATTACTTTCTCCGCCCTGACCATCTCGTAGGCTTACTCCTAAGGCATACATCGGAACATTGAGATAATGACTGATCATTACAGCAGGAATCAGCCCACCTCTTGTTAATCCTACAATGTAATCAGGACGCCAGCTGCTGATCACAATATCTCTACATATCTTGCTAACAAGACCGTTAAGTTCTTGTTGTTGAAATATGAGCTTGTTCATATCTTTCCTTTAAATATTGTTCGTGTTGAATCCATTTGTTATTAACTAAGAATCCCCAATCACGTTTGTGAGGACCGGGCATAAACAACGTCCACGCTGTTACGCCAGGCTTAAGCTCAATACGATGATAAGAGTTAGGGCTACATATACGAAAATGGCCGGGTCCTCTCCATTTACGTATTTCACAAGATTTATTGCCCTGTTCGTCAAACTGCGGAACCCATTCATAATAACCACCTTTCAAAATCAATGTAGCATAGGGCCAAGGATGATCGTGAACGTCATCCGGATCTCCTTTTAAGAACTTGTGTAAAAATACATTAAATGGAAAACGGTTACGCTCTTTTAAAAAGAGATAATACCGTTCGAGATACGGTTCATTGTGTACGCGATCAAAAATAATACGCTTACGACCTAATCGTTCAAGTAGCTTCAACAACATTAAAAATTTCCTCTTCGAGATATCTTTTTAGTTCTTTGTCTGTAGGTTGCACAGAATAATTTTGTTTAAAAAAGATTTCGTAGCTATCGCTTCCGTATTTGCCGATACCATACAACAGTTTAGCATCATTTCCATCCCAAAGCAAGAAATCAGCAGTCATTCTTTTAAGTCTTTGAAAACGTACATTGTACATACCTAACGGCCAAATTACTTCCTTGACCTCGTCGATAGTAGAGAACAAAAATTTATTAGGAGTGGGCCAACGATTGAGAAATATAGGCAGTACATACTTCACTGCCTTTCTTCCAGTTTGATTTAGCATAATGACAGCGACCATATGCTGCCAAGCACGAACAGTTCGATCGTTAGAAGGTAACTGTTGTTGTACCATTAATTCATCTAATAACGGTTTAATCATGTGTGCCTTCTAACCAGCGATCTACCATTTCTTCTGCTTCCTGTTGACTTACTGCTAATACAGAGAACCAAGCATATTCTTGATTGGCTTTTATGTCAAAAGGAACAGGCCCCCTAGTGAAAGATAAAGGGTCGTCAAGAGATCTCTGAACTTGAAAAGTTTTAAGATTTCTAACTCTTTGTATAAAAGAACTGGCTAATTCTGCACTATTCATTATAGTCTTTTATTTTTGTTCTGCTTCTTGATCTTTACGAAACTGTTCTTCTAGCCAGAGTCTTTTTTGATGTTGATACATATCTTCTGACAGACTGTGCCATCCGATACAATCTCCTGTAGGACTACGACCACAGCCACAGGTTCCTTTTTTTAGTTCAGTTTGTTGATTCATAATTTTCCTTATCTAGGGGCAAAGTCTTGTTGTAATTTGATATTATCAAAGAATTCCTTCTTTGTACTTTGGTCATCTTTGAAAGCACCTTTTAGCACAGTAGTCTGTGTTAAACTTGAATGTGCCATAATACCGCGATTCTCGCAGCATCCGTGTACTGCTTGAATATAAACACCTACATCCTTGGCACCTGTAGCTCGCATGATTTCTCGGGCAATGTCGTTCGCCAACTCTTCTTGAAGCGTGCCGCGCCGGGCACACCACTGTGCGATACGAGTGTATTTAGAAAGGCCGATGAGTTTTTCTGCGGCAATGATGCCGATATATGCCACGCCACTAACGGGCTGGTGATGATGACTACACATACTGCGTAGCTCGCTACGGACAACCAACATACCTTCGTAACGGTCCTCTGTATCATTTGGAAACGCTGTAGCGTCTGGTGCTGGTTCATATCTTCCTGCCATTATTTCATTAAAGTACATTTTAGCAAGACGTCTTGCTGTACCTTTGCTGTTAGGATCAGTTTCTCGATCAATAAGCAATCTATCTAGAACTGTTTCAAATGCTTCTGCGGCTTCGTCAATAAGTTTCTCTTTATCGCCTTCGTGTAAGAAGTCGCTGATGTTATCGCCTGCCCAAAAACGTTTACCTTCACGTTTCATTTTAAAGCGAAGATGATCGCCAAGATATGCTTCTTCGTAGCCCTTGTCACTCATCATTTCCCCAGCTTTAACATAAACTTTTTGGGGAAGTGGAACATACTGATCTTTAAATTCGTCTTTTACGAATTCTGTGTTTATATTTTCATTTAATACAGGATCTGGTTTAAATTTGTTTGTCAATTATAATTCTCCGAGTTATAGTCGTGGATGACATTTTATTTTAACATCTCTAGCAGTTTATTACAACTAAAGAAGTTTTGTGTTAACGCATCTGCTTGTTTATTTAGGCTAGGTAAAAACTGTCTGTAATTTTCCATGTACTCAATAATCTGCGCCACAATGTAGTGTCTATTTGTTTTATAAGATTCAAATGATTCCGTCCATTCGCTAGGATATTTGAAATCATCTAACGCCATTTCACTGTAGCTCAAACGATCCGGAACCATAGGAATAGCATCTACTAATGCACCTTCATACCAACTGATACCTAGTGTTTCTTGTAAGTTAGCACTAAACACTAACTTAGCCTCGCCTAGTAAATTATGATATTCGTTTTTCGATAGCGGATACTCTTGACACACCTTAAAATCATATTGAGGAAGTTGTTGACGCAGATCTTCAAAAATAGGCAGTTGTTTTTCCGGAGCCATTCGATGCGGAAACAATATGAGATCACGCTTAGGCATATTTTTGTACATTAATAGAGTGTCTTGCATATACTCCATTGGCCAGCCTGATCTTATTATACCAGAATATTCCCCTCTAAGAGCTTCTTGTATCTGTTCTTCAATCCAAGGATTTTCAAACATTTCGTCATTAAGAAGATTACGCATAAACATCTCAATGTGAAAGTCTGTGGCAAAATAATTATGGTCAATAGCGTGAAAGAAACTCTTTTCAGCATTTCTTACCCAAGGCTTGTTCCCGATAAGTCTACCTAAAAAGTCTTGAGGATCATAGCTGCCGGCATGCCAAAGTGCATGAATGGTTACAGGAATCTGTAACAGTTCACTCATATACTTTAGATTTATGATACCCGGGTGCCAAGCATCAGTAAAAATAAAGTGATCGCCGGCATGAACGGCTCCGTTACAAAATAAACGGCCCATCTGTTCAACTTGGCTAGACTTATAGATATTAGTGCCGCCAAAATTAAGAAAGGCGCCAGGAGTAGTGGCACTAGGAATATCCGTAGGGCCAGCAATAATTTGAACATCGTGTCCTCTCTTTCGTAGTAACGCAGGCAAGTGGGTTTTCCACTCGCCTGTGTATCGTGTTTCTACTGCTTCTAGATCAACGAGAAAAATTCTGGCCATATGGTCTGCGGTTTTGTCCGCGATCTCCGTTGTTGTCCCAGCGAGGCTTATTGCCTTGATATGGTCTGCGTGGACGCCTACTATTTAAGTAAGCCTGATAGTTTGCAGAATCTTTGCGATAAAGATCTGCAGGATTAAAATCGCAGAGTTCAAATCTGCAATAGTCGTGGTAGGCTTCAAGATCCTCCCACACTTTAACGACATCAGGACGGTTAGTGAAATAAGAATAGTCCTTGTAGTTACGAGCCATTTTAGCTTCTTCCTTTTAGTTTAGTACTTGATAAATGAACCATTTTCTCCGTCTTCGGAGACCTCAATCCAAACCTCACGGTCTGGATACTTTGCATGAATCTGAGCATATAAGTCATCGCTCATCATCTCACAACTCTTATAGTCTAGCGACAATACACCTTCGTTGCTAGAATACAGTTTTTCGAGCCATCGCTTGAATTGTATAAATTCCACATCTCTGTCATTGTGGGTGACACTAAGATAAACCCTAAAATGAAAAATATGGCGATGGGGATTAGCCAAAAACGAAACATCATATTCATCTCCTGTTGCTAAGTTTGGATCAGTTGCGGCTGCGGGATATTTGTGAATACCTTCTTTGCGAAAGGTAACCCAAATCATTTTGTTAGGTCGAATGTCTTGCTTGATAATCATCTCTTCAATGCCTCCATCATGACGATTTGGCCTAATGCTTTGCCGAGATCTTGATCTTCAGTGATAACGTGCATACTATTAAGATTGCGATCTTTGTGACTATCGTAACTACGAGTTTCTACAACATAGCCACCGCTGGCTCTATAGATCTGTAGACGCATACCGTCACTAGAAAGTCTGTCTGCCTCTACGACCTGTAGAGAGTCTTCTTCATAATCATCGCTGTTTATCCAATTGCGAATACGTTGTTTCAGTGTTAGCTTCACTTTCTTTGCCTTTCTTATTCTTCGCTGTTTATTTGCTGAGCCAATAGTAGCGATTGCCTGTCCATAACCACTCATTTAAGTATCTCATCCTTGCCATATTGGTCCCAGTCTGTGAAGCGATCTCTTCCCAGAAGGTCCTGTAGGTTATGGCACCATACCCCAGGATTGGTTGCTGAAAAATCTTTATCGTCGATCTTTAGTGTAGCGTTATAGCCTAGTTGATTAATATAAGGTAATTTTACACTAATTTGCGGAATAAATCTACGCTTTTCGGTAAGACCGCTCTCTAGTAATCCTTCCGTTTCGCTGACATCAAAATCTAGGGTACACCAAAACCCATCTTCGGCATCTAGGCAGACATAGATCATATCTTCCCAAGGTCGCCAAGTTTCGGAATCATTGACACCTTGAGTTTTAAAACTTTGATTAGCGCCGAAATAGATATGCTGACATTTGTTATTTCGAGCCAGTTCCATAATAATATACGGATCGTGAACACCTACAACAAACAAAGTTTTCATTCCAAAGGCAGGAGTTCTTTCAATTTCAGTGCCAACAAAGAATATAATATCCTCTTTAACACCAGATTCATAATTTCTTTTCATTACCAAGTGCTTACATCAGTGATATCAACGGTAGTATCGATGTCCTTATCGCTATCGTTGAATAGGTTAAACTTGACAACAACGGCAGGACCAATTCCGCTGCTGTTACTTTCTTCTAAAGTAAACCACTCAACTTCTTTGAAGTGAGCAGCCATTTTAGCAAGTTTTTCAATCTGTCCCCTGTTAAGAGAAAATTGACTGGGTTTATGTTTTTTATCTTTCGTCATCGTAGTCAACAGTTTCGTGATCCTGTTCCCATTGCAATTTAGTAAGTCTAGCAATTTCGTCTTTAAAAAGCAACTTCTGTTTCTTCAATTCAGACAATTTTTGATTATCAAAATTGCCATTTTTCTCTATTTCGGATATTTGATTATCCAATAAACGATGGCTTTCGGTAAGCATTTTTATACGACTTTCATACATATCATACCTCCTCGAAAAAATTATTAAACATTGGATTGGTATACGAATACCTTTTTTTGTGATCTCCAAAAATTTTAGTTTTCTTGTTATGACAATTAGCACATAAAATTTTTAGATTTTCTTTAGAAGAATTTAACTTATCTCCGTCGTGATGGTCAATAGTTAAACTTTCTGTGTGAGGGTCTTTACAGAACCATCCTAGGTAGCCGTGTTTATTTTCACAACCAACAGATCGCATCCATTCGTCAACTTCGAAACGTAGTGCAGTTCTATGGGGTTCGCAAAATGTCTTCCATTTCCAAACAGGACTACCATCTAATTTATTACTTCGTCGATGGTATCCTACTTGATTACAACAATTTGGTAACGCACATTTAGGAGCATGAATTTTAGCTGTTGATTGTGATCGCATTTATTCCACTTTCAATTTGTCAAGTTCTTCGTCTTCTCTCTCATCTGAGTAAGCAGATTTTTCTTCTTCGCCTTCTTCGTAGAAGTGTTGATTAAATGTACTCTTAACACCTCCGCGCAGTCTAGCACCTTCCACACCGTTTAAGAAACCTAGTGTAGTAGCAGTTTCGATCATTTCGAATGCTGCGGTTTTATCTTTACAGGCAAACAATTCTTCTACAAAGCTGTCAAAGTAAAGAATGTTTCTAGGAACCCAATCACTGATTTCGTCGCTGTAGTCATTGTCTTTGACTTTAGCACGATATGTTCTCCACGGCATTCTAGGTTTATTTTTTAGCTCGATATCCATTAAGTGATTTGCACGTTGTACCGCAACAATATGACAATACACATTATGACTCATCATCAATGCATAGGCAAATGAATCCCAAGAAGTTTTACCTTCTTTACCGATCTTGTTTAACATTCCTGGTGCATAGTGGCAGATATCAGCGATCGTAAGTCTGCGACCAACTTCGGACTCGAAAGGAAAAGGTATATCGTGCCGTCCGGAAAGACTCTTATTATCCGGGGCTTTATCCATGATAACACTCCAGCGTTTAGGGGTATGTTGGGCGTTAGTGTATACCAATCCGTGAGCTGTTGCGATGAACGGTGATGCACAGTCAAAGGAGATAGTGAAGTTTTCATTGATATGTTTCCTAATTTGTCTCTGAATAGACGTTAAGTAACAACTCCAGTCTAATTGTGCAGTACCTAAGAAGTGCATCCAATCTTTACCTTCTAGCATACCATCGAACTTCATAGTGATAAGACGCTTTAAGGTTACTGGCATTTTGCACATATTGGCACCACCCATAGCCCATCCTTCAGCGGCTTTGTCACCCCATACTGCTTTGTCGCTGAATTCTTTAACACCTTGATACCAAGCTTCTGCAGTTTCCCAATTAGAACCCTGTAAAACATTTAAAAATTTAGTACCACCATTATCAGAACCAACTCTATTTTCAATAAAGTATTTGTTATTGAATTGTGTCTTCTCAAGACAATCATCAAAGGTTTTTAAACCTGTTTTTTCAGTATGATTTTTATCACAGGCCCAGGTAGGCACGTCTAGCATCATAGACCAGTCTGCAGTAACATCTAACCAAGTTAAGATTTTTTCACGGACTTTGTTAGCAGCAGGGCCTTCGAAGTCTTGCCAGTCGAATTTAATAACACCCTTACCAATCTGGTATCCACCAGAATCTCCTAAGATCATTGTTTTAGAACGATCTCTAGCCTGTATCATTAGTTCTTGATCAAGACTCTTTTCGATATCTAATTGTGCATGACCTGCTGAATACAAAGCATTTTTATAATAAAAATATCCTTGTTCTGGATTAAGAAAGTTCATACCTTCGATACCACGGTCGAATCCTTTGGGAATTCGATCATTAGGTATAAATTCTTCTTTTCGTTGTTTGTCTACATAGGTACTATAGAAAGAACTGATCGCAGGAAGATAAACTGCGTAGTCCTTTTGTAATGGTGTTAAGTCAACTGGTTGTTTGTTCATAATCTCTCGCTAAAATTGCTGTAAGTTCTAATTTTGTTTTTGCCTGTTCTAATTGGTCTAATGCAATACGAACTGCTTCGTTGTTTGATGCGAGCTCGTACCATTGTTTCTCTTGTTCAATTCTTTTCAACGCCCATTCTATGGCTTTCTCTGCATCTGGATTCATACTTACACTAGCCGAAGTTCCCGTCATTGGTCTCCAACTACTGCCGTCATACACTTCCATATTCCTTGTGTCGCCATTAAATCTCAACATACCAGCACTTGGCGCCGACATACTGAAATAGGGATCGTTGTTAGATCCCATGTATGCAGTGATATACTTAGATGCTTGTGTAAAAGAATTAATCATTAAGCTGCCTGTGCAGGGATAATGTATTTGTAAGTAGCAAGTCCGCTATCGAGAGTGATCTGAATAGCACCTTCATTGCTCAAAGCCATTTTAGTGTTATTAACGTCTGCAATTTTTAAGATGCTTAACACAGGTAACACTGGCCATGTCCAACCACGATCTAACTTACCTGCTACGTTCTGTGCAAACACAAACTCACCGCCGTGTGTTGATGCATCACCGAAGATAAACTTCAGGTTACCGCCGTCTGTCT